GCTTCAACATGGGGTGATGTAAAGCCTTGTACTCACTATTCAGAATCAAGGCGCAATGAACAAAAACTTGTAATTGAACAAATTTGCAAGAACAATAACATAACAATCGAACAAATGCAAGATTTTCCAACACTAGCTGGAATGTATAAAGACTTTAGTAAGATAAAAGTTCAAGCACATTCAGACTATATTGTTGATGAAATCAAAGACTACGGTCTAGATATTGACGTTGTTGTGGAAGCAAAAGCTAAAGAACTAGCTTTTATGGAAAAGAAAAATATTTTAACAGAGGTTTTACCATGTTAGAATTTTTTTATATATTAACTAATTATTAACAAATAAAACGGAGAGAAAAAATGGCTATTGATTTAGATGCAATTAGACGTAAACTCGGAGATTTACAATCTCAAACGACTAGGACTTCACATTTGTGGAAGCCAAGTCCAGGAAAAAATCAGGTAAGAATTGTACCTTACCAACACAATAAAGACAATCCTTTTCAGGAATTGTTTTTTCACTATGACTTAGGTAAAAAGAACTATCTTTCACCTGTAACATTTGGAGAAGCAGATCCAGTTGTAGAATTTTCTGAAAAGCTTAAGGCAACAGGAAACTCAGACGATTGGAAACTTTCTAAAAAGTTAGAACCAAAAATGAGAACTTATGTTCCTGTATTGGTTAGAGGTGCAGAAGGAGAAGGTGTTAAATTATGGGGATTTGGTAAGCAAGTATATACTGAACTATTAGGTTTCATTACAGATCCTGATTATGGTGATATCACAGATCCATCAACTGGTAGAGACATTGTGGTAGAATTTACACCATCAGAAGGTGCAGGTTCATATCCTAAAACAACTATTAGAGTAAAACCAAATCAAACACCAGCAACTACTGATAAGGCTATAGCTGAAAAGATTATGACTGGTCAAGAAGATATTTTTAATATATTTAAGAAAGTTTCTTATGACGATTTAAAGGTTGCACTAGAAGAGTGGTTAGATCCAAGTACAGATGGTGAAGAATCTACAGGAGATTTACCATGGGAAAATAAAAAAGAAGAAACAAAGGCACCAGCCGTAGCTCAAACTACAGCTAAAACAACTGATGATATTTCAGCAGCCTTTGATGATTTGTTTAATTCATAGGAGAGAATAAAATGGACAAAGATTTAATCAAGAGAAAAATAGAAAATCCAGTTAGAGCTTTAGCAAAAGAATTGGAAGGTAGAGGACAAATGGACGGCATAGTTGCTGAACTAGTTCGTGCACTTCTAAATAATGTTAAAGAATTAAGTGGAGATAAGTAGTATGGGTAATCAAGAAAAAGACCAATTAGCACAATTACTTGCGACTTCTTTGAATAAGAAGTTTAAAGATTATAAAGTTGCGTACTTTCTAGACGGATCAGAAGAGACACCAACAGATCTTTCTGAATGGATAAGTACTGGTTCTTCAATGCTTGATTTAGCTATATCGAATAGACCTGATGGTGGAATACCAGTTGGTAGAATTACCGAAATAACTGGTTTAGAGGCTTCTGGTAAGTCTCTAATTGCTGCACAAATATTGGCTAATACTCAGAAAAAGGGTGGACTAGCAGTTTATATTGATACTGAAAATGCAATTAATGAGGAATTTTTACAAGCTCTTGGTATAGATATTTCTAAACTATTATATGTACAATTGGAAACAGTTGAAGATATATTTGAAGTAATGGAAAATATTATACTAACAGTTAGAGAAGGTGAAAAAGATAGACTTGTTACAATTGCAGTTGATTCAGTCGCAGCGGCTACAACTAAAGTCGAACAGTCAGCTGATTATAGCAAAGACGGTTGGGCAACTAGTAAAGCCATCGTTCTTTCGAAAGCAATGCGTAAGATAACTCAAATGATTGGTAGACAGAGAATAGCTCTTATATTTACAAATCAATTGAGACAGAAGATGGGAGTAATGTTTGGAGACCCTTGGACAACAAGTGGTGGTAAAGCTATTGCCTTTCACTCGAGCTGTAGGCTAAGACTAAAAGCTGCAGGTCAAATAAAGGCAACTGTTAACGGACAAGCACAAACCATTGGTATAAAAACAAAGGCGCAGGTAGTCAAGAATCGTATGGGACCACCATTAAGAACTGCTGAGTTTGATATTTACTTTGATAGTGGAATAGATGACTTCGGTGGATGGTTACAGGTTTTAAAAGCATACAAGCTTATTAAACAAGGTGGATCTTGGTATACCTATACTAGAGTCGATGGAACTGAATTGAAATGCACGTCAAAAACTTGGAAAGATAAGTTAGCCGAAAATGAAGAACTTAGAACCGAAGTTTATGAACTCATATGCAAAACCCTGGTTATGGATTATAAAACAGAGAATTTGGGTATTGATGATGTAGAGCATTCAGACGAGCCAGTTCCTGAAGGCTAGCAATAGTAAGACCACCCAGGTCGCTATTTACTATTAGCAATTGCGAGGACTCAGTTGAAAGATTGGGTCCTTGCCTTTGTTAATAACTTTTTAACCCAGAATTTTACCATGTCAAAAAAATTGGTTATATTTAACATATAAAAACAAAAATATGAAAGACAGATATAAAGAAATACTAGAAGGGCTAAACGAAGATACTGCACCCAAGGATAAGAATGATAGAATTCTTATTATAGATGGACTTAATACATTTATTAGAAGCTTTGCAGTTAATCCAAGTGTAAATGAAGACGGCATACATGTTGGTGGTATGACAGGCTTTCTACATTCTATAGGTTATGCTATTAGAAGTATCAAACCAACAAGAGTTATTATTTCTTTTGATGGTAAAGGTGGTAGTCAAAGACGTAGAAAGATATATCCAGAATATAAACAAAATAGACGAGTTAGAAAACACCTAACACGAGCAAATACATTTCAGTCTATAGATGATGAAAGAATATCTATGGGACAACAAATAAACAGGTTAACAGAATACTTAGAAACACTTCCTGTAACAGTATTAGCTACGGAAAATATAGAAGCAGATGACGCAATGGCATATATTTGTCAGCAAATTTATCCTAAAAGTCAATGCATTTTAATGTCAACTGATAGAGACTTTTTACAACTTGTAGATAATAGAGTACAAGTTTGGTCTCCAACAAAAAAGAAAATGTATGATGCAGAGTCAGTACAAAAAGAGTTTCTAATTAATTCAAAAAACTTTATAATATTAAAGTGCATAACAGGTGATGGTTCAGATAATATTCCTGGAATAAGAGGAGCAGGAATAAAGTCATTACAAAAAAGACTTCCAATGCTATTTGAAGATAGAAAGATTGAATTATCAGAAGTTATTGATTATGTAAAAAATAGTAGTGATGGTACAAAACTTGGTCAAGCACTAAAAAATTCAGAAAATTTACTAAATACTAATTATAGACTTATGCAGTTAGAAGATGTTGAAATATCTGGATATTCAAAAGAATCTATTATGAATATAGTGAAATCAGATATTAGTAGACTAAATAAACAAAAATTTGAACAAATGGTATTAGAAGATAATATAAACGGTATATTTAAAAACCCATCATTATGGTTAAGAGAATCTTTTTTACCATTAGATAATATAATAGGAAAGTAAATGCAAGAAAAATTTCAATATGGTTATAGCTTTCAAACCAAATTAATAGCATGTTTATTTAAGGATAGAACATTCTTACAGCAGATAATGGATATTTTAGATCCTGTTTACTTTGAATCTGAAGCAAACATTGCAATAGTAGATAGTATCAAAAACTACTTTTTAGAATATAAACAGCCACCAACTATGGAGGTAATGTCTGTTAAAGTAAAAGAGATAGACAATGATATGTTGAGAACTCAAGTTGTAGAACACTTGAAAGATTCTTATAAACAACTAGATGCACCAGACTTAGAGTTTGTAAAAGAACAAACTATAAAATTTTGCAAAAACCAGGTATTAAAATCTGCAATTATGGAATCTGTACAACTCTTAGAAAGAGGAGAATATGACCAGATAAAAATGACAATTGATGATGCAATGAAAGCTGGTCTAGAAAGAGCTATTGGTCATGAATATATTGAAGAAATTGATGCACGATATCTAGAATCGGTACGAAATACAGTTACAACAGGTTGGGATATTGTTGATGATATCGCAGACGGTGGATTAGGTAAAGGAGAATTAGGAGTATTTGTTGCACCATCAGGTATTGGTAAGTCTTGGGCATTGGTAAATGTAGGTGCAGCTGCAGTAAAAGCAGGACTAAATGTGATACACTATAC